TCATATAGGTTGGGTACTGAATAACCATAATTGTTTTTATAATTTTGTAATGATTCAAGTGTAAGTAAGCCACGTGTGATGTTCGTATTTAACATCATAGAATCTAAAAGTAAATCGACGGAATTATTTGAATCGGGGGCTTTGAATAAAATACCCAAATTATTTGTATCGGTCATCATATATCCATTATACGGGGTTGATTTGTCCATACTTCCACCAATGGTCAATCCGGCATTTTGTTTTATATCTGGTAAAGATGTATTTATATATACCGAAATTTTATCAGAAGAAGTTGTTAATGCACTCGTCGTGGTTATTGTACCCGATAATTTTATATTATCCGATGGAGTTCCAATATTGATATTATTCGTTGAGTTTGTGAACACGGTTGAATATGATCCAATATTGATATTTCCACTACCTGAACTAATTGTCAAGTTTCCGTTTGGTGTAAGTGAACTTATATTTGATAAATAAGCGGTATTGTTTACGGTCAAATTATTACCAATAAGTATATTTCCGGCGATACCTACCCCACCATTGATGACCATCGTCGCTCCAATTCCCGCTGAGCCATACGGATCATAAGATCCTTGTCGGATTTGTACACTTCCACTATTCACAGTAATTGATCCACCGATCATGGTATTATTTCCAACTGTCATATTTTGTTGTACATAAGAATAACCATAGGTACACATACTTCCACAAATATCCAATATACTCGAATATTGGCGATTGAATAAACAAGGAAGATGACAAAAATAAAGATTGGTACTCGGTATATTTGTTTGGGTAGTATTGTACGAAACATCGAATCGACTAATAATAAAATCATTCGAACTAGACATACATACCGAAGTCAAATTACTTCTCGGATTCATTAGATTAGTTGAAGCAACACCCGATTGATTGAATTCATTTAGTGCCGATGACCAATTGAATCCTCCATCAAATGTTGTATAAATGATACCACCGGTAGCGGTTGCGATGGCTTGGAGTGAATCATGAATATATACACTATTAAACGAGGTATCTGTGAAATTCACATCATGAAACGTACGACCACCGTCCAACGTACTGGTAATAATTCCATTACCCACGAAAACACTGAAATATGTATCAGGTAGTAAATTACCGAACGAATCGTATGATTTATAGGTTTGCATTTTATTATAGGTTGCCTTCCCGACATTATATTTGATACTTTCTGTATGACTTATCGTTGATGCAGGAACAAAATTTGATTTTATAACAGAATCACTCGAGTTTAATACATCTGCGTGTAAGGATGGAACCCATAGATTACACCCGTCTAACCGCCCACCATGATTAACATCATCACAATATGATGTATTTATGCTGTATTTATAAATACCGGTTGAACCGGCCACGAACAAATAACTGGTATCATATCCGTCGATAGTATTCGCAAAGGAAATATCTATCGGAAATTTTGTTAAAAACAAATATTGAGTGGAACCGGTATAATTACTTATATTGGCTATTTGTTGTAAATAACTGAAATACAAATATTGTTTGGTTGGTGTGGTTGTTATGATATCGGTATTTGTATCGGTGCCTGTAAATACAATTAATACCCCCGGATATGCAAATTTAAAAATTCGTATAGAACTACAATAACAACTAAGTGAATTTGTGACGGATTGATTCGTTACAAGAGTTCCATTGGATTGGTAGATGGCATCTCCAAAATTTAATCCGGTCCAATCTATACAATTGTTGATAGAAACAATAATTGAATTATTATACGACAATATAGAATAAGATATATCATATATGTATCCATCTCTCACTTTTGTACGAAATGTATTATAATATGTATTGGTTAAATTCCAATGAATCCCACCATCCTTTGAAAATAAATTAACAATAGGATAATACGTATGGTTATCAGAACTGTTAATGATTGGTTTACCGGAATTACCCAACGCCATGATAATTGATCGATTCGTATTACACGAAATGATATTCGTGATTTCATACGGTATATTTTGTTGTATTAATACAATTTCACCATTGGTTATTTTAACAGCACCGTTGATATCTAATGAATATTTTTCGGTATGTGGTGCAAATGTATTGATTCCGGTTGTTGTGTGACAATATGCCGGATTCGATCCGGATACAATCATTTGGGAAGGAGCCCAATTGGTGTTATTATCCGTGGTAACCCCCAAAATACCCACGGAACGGGTTGTATCATTGATATAGGTTCCGCCACCTATTTTAAACCCATAATTGGTGGTGGAATCAATCATATTCATAAATGTACTTGCGTATGGGGTGGAACTGGTTATTTTTGGAGAAACCATTGTAAGTGTATTCCATGTGTTGTACATATTGGTGGGAACATTATAATTGTTAGGTAATAATGCGGTAGCGGAAGAACTGTGGGTATTTGTAAACAAAGACAATGTTTCATTGAATATGGTTTGTTCGTAGGGCGCACCGAGTATGATAGACGATGGAATTACGGTGGATTGTTGTCCATTGATCGTTAATGTTTTGTTCATGGACGTATAGGTGATAGCCAAATCTCCCGCAGTTGGAACAATGGTATTTACTGTTACATAATTATTTGAACCATCCGTAATTTTAGTGGTGTTGATCGAGTGTGATTGTGATGTAAAAAAATTGATAGAACAATAACTGGTATCAGTATATGCGATGATTCCATTACGGGGTGTATTAAAAAATTCGTTGGATGATGGTGTATAATTTGTTTGTCCATTCGTATTCTCTTTATTATTACTAAGTGTACTTACCAATACACTTTGACTGGTGGTTGACACACCATTAAATATATTCAATGCGGTATTTGTTGTGAATGCCCCGTTATAAACGTCCAATGCCGACCCGGGTAATGTTTTATATAAACCAATTGGTGTATTTATACCAAGTAAACCGGATATAACATCGTTACTGTTCAGTGTAGATGTTCCCGAGGTTTTGTTCAAACCTAAAATCAAAGAAGTACCACTGGCCGCTAGATTTCCATTGGATTGAATATCATTTTGAAATTGAAATGCACCTGCAATATTTAAATCACCCATAACATTGACTGTGTCATGAAATGTTGCCACAGCGAACACATCTAATTGACTTTTTAAAAAAGTTAATCCGGAAACCGTTAAATTCTGATTCAAATTCACATCACTGGCCACACTCAAAGTTGAATTAAAAATGACTCCGTCTGTTACGGATAAAGTTCCATTCACGTTCAAAAACCCATTGTAATGATTTTTTAGTGTAAAATTATCAACAACCAAATTATGAAAATAACCACTATTACTTGATTCATTCTGATTTATACTACCATATTGTCTCCAACTTTGTGATGCCATTTGTTTGTATCTGGTATGATAGAACTATTACACAATTATATTCTATCTTTACAAATTACAACTTGTGATTTGGCAAGGGGGCTACTAGGAACGTTAACCTACTTCACTACTAACTCAGAAGGTGGCAAAGCCACTGGAGGAGTTTGGCAAGGGGGGCTTCCAGCCTACTTCACTACTAACTCAGAAGGTGGCAAAGCCACTGGAGGAGTTTGGCGTGTATCATAATTTACGTCGTGTTTTATTATGAGTTTGATGTGTGTCAACGATCTTCTCCTGCCCTTCGGGCTCTTTACCTTTTCGAATCTTCGACTTGGTCGGTTTTTTTGTGGATAGAATGAATTGTTGTATTTTGGGAACATCTACCAAGATTTTATCCACAATTTTCTGGTAAAAACTACGAAATTCGTGTTTTCGCTGTTGTATTTCGTCAACACTCATCCATTGTATTTCGATTTTTTCAAATATCTTGGTTTTTCTTAAATATTTGTTGTTCATTTTTTCATATACAAATTTATGGTTGTTATTGTAATATTCTACCAATTTTGGGTCATGATCAAGTCTAAAAATATGTATATGATAGGTGTCGTGTTTCATAGGGTATACACCACCATTTCTTTGAACCAATTGTTCAATATCTTGGGCATTTCCCAAGAAACCCGTTGTCTCTTCGGCCATCTCTCTTAACCCCGCTTTGTAAATATCCTCACCCGGTTCTACACCACCACCGAAATCACTAAATCCAGGGCTACTATCATCATCTGTTTCTCTTCCAAACAAAAAAAAGAGTTGATTATTCACTAATGCTACTGGAAGAAATGCGGACGCAACCATGGTATACTATATTCGTCTATAATCATTTTCTGATTATAAATCTAACTGCGTTATCAGCAAGCCTTTTGTTTTTTTATTCAAAATTCGACTTACCGTCCCCTTCTTTTTTTCAGGTTCAATAGACCGGATGGTACGTAATGTAACCTCATATCGACATAATGGACATGCGGTTGTTTTCGTATGAGAACTATTGATCAACCTGGTAATACATTCTAAGCAATATTTATGGTTACAATTTGTTATATATGGTTTTTCCATATCTTCTAAACATATTGGACATTCTTTGTCAAACTTCTCCGGTGGCTCTGCCACCTTCGAAGTTAGTAGTGAAGAGGCTACACGTTCCGTGTGCCCCTTGCCAAACACTTCCGGTGACCGACGGTCACCTTCAGAGTTAGTAGTGCAGAGGCTACTAGGAACGGAAGCCCCATTGCCAAACTCTTGTAAGGGACTAACGTTCATATATGGTACTTCTACCGAATCTTCAGGACAAATAAATTTAGATAACGATTTTTCGAAAACATTTTCAGATATTTCGGGTTCGGGTGTATTCGTTCCTGTGCCTAACTTCTCAGGTAAGGGTACAAATTGTTGATAAAAGCGAACTACCGTTGGATTTACACGAATCCGTTGTGGGTGAAATGCAGACAAATATACACCTTCCAATGATTTTACTCTTGATAATGCCACGTAGGTTTGATGATCCGCAAATACGCTTCCACCCAAATTCATTTCACATACATCCAACGTGGATCCTTGCATTTTATGAATACTGTTCGAATATGCCAAACATAAAGGTATTTGACTAACAGTAATAGTAGGATATTCACTACTTTGCCAAGTATAATTACCGATTGTTTTTACAATTCCGTTCGAAAAACGAACCAATGGTACATTTTCTTTGTATGAGATCAAACCCTCTGACATCACGTCAACAAAATCTTCTATCACCCCCAGGGAACCGTTGGCAATACCGGATTCCACATCTAAATTTACCAAACACATGACAGGATTGCCTTTTTTCAGACATACCTCGATTTCACAAGGCATATTATTCATCATTGTATTCGTTTCGTATTCTATTTCTTTTGTACTTAATTGTTGACAATATTCCACAAGTTCCTCTTCAATGGCGTCCCCAGTTTCGATATAACGTTTATTGTTGGTCTTAACTACCGTATGATATATATGTTCTTTTTCTTGGATTTTTGCATATTGACTTAGATTGACAAGATTAACTTGGTTCTTGGTCGCAAATATTTTCATAGGGGTAACACCTCCATGATTTGTGGGATCATACGTCAAGCCTACACGTTTTTGTAATTCTTGTTTACTTTCTTCACTTAATTTTCCAATACGGACTTCATTCAAAATTCGTTGATAGATTGGATCTAATTGACGGTAAATCGTGGTTAATTCAATATGATTTTCTTGGGGGAAAACACGTCTCCATGCCGGTGATTCGAAACAAAATGCCGATGTTTCAGGATCATTATAATCACCTACTGGTGGGAGTTGAAAGAAATCACCCAAACATACCACTTGTATACCACCAAACGGTTGATCATTTTTTTTTGTTTTTCTACCGAGTTCTTCCAATACCTCGAATAGTTTGTAGGAAAACATACTAATTTCGTCAATGATCAGCGTCTTGACACGACGCCATTCTCTGACAATTCGTTTGTTTTTCAAGACGGTACGGACGATTTCATCTTTGGATACTTTTCCAAGACGAATTCCAGACCAAGAATGGATAGTTTTTACAATAATGGGTCGACCCCCCATACGAATACTATTGGACAACAGAATGGACGAACACCCGGTGGTAGAAGTGACTTGGTGAATTGTTCCTCTCGTATACAAATGGTTGACGAAATATTTGATCAAGTGACTCTTTCCGGATCCCCCGGGGCCACTCACAAACAAATTATCGCCACGTTGGAATTTTTCAAAAGCGTACTGTTGACCTTGGGATAGTTCTGTCATAGTTGATAATAATGATAAATGATATCTACACTGGTATAGGTGTCATTTTTAATCAATTTTTCGTCTATTCGTATTCAATTTCCAAGACAAAACTAAAATCCATTCCGTTCAAATTTATCGGCATTCCCCACTCATTGACCAGTTGTATATTCAAGCGTTGAATATCGATTTTACCACTATACATTCGATTGTCCGATATTACTGTTCCATTGGATTCGTTACCATGTAGAATCGTACCAAATGGATACAAATTGTCCATTGAAATACGTGCCAATACCTTTTTATTCATCAAATACTGATTTTGTGGACAAATAAATGTATTAGGGAAACTATTATTGTATTCGTCGACGACTAAATACAAATAACGTACAGAGTGGGTATTGATCATGGATGGTGCTTGTAATGCTGAACCGGAAACCAAACTATTTGAAATATCTCGATAACCGAGAAGCCACCCTAACTTGGATCGGAAATTATATTTGTCCATGTTTCCACAAACATCGGTGTTGAAATCGACTTCATAATTACCTGATCCGGTCATACTAAAATACTGATTGGTATTGATATTAGTATTGGATAAATAAGATCCAGCCTGGGTGTATACAGAATTACTTATATCCGACGATGAATATATACCGTCGGGTAATACCACCATACGACTGGTAGCACCATTCACAATTTTAAATGAATTGTTACCAAGTGAGGTGGATATATTATAAAAACTCATGGGTATTTCCATATTACGTACTTTCATACTATGTACATCATTGATTCGTTCGGGTAACGTGATAATATAATTCGACACACCATTGAAATTTTTTACTGGATATACATATTCGTCGGTAAAACGAGTATCGATGTTCACATACTTGGTCTTCTTGGGTTTGTATACATTGGTCATGACCATATTACTACCATATTGTTTTACCTGGGGTTCCATAAAATTTTGAGGGGTGTTCTGTGGAATAATATTCGAATACAAATTGGACATATTCTTGGTCTTGGTACTAGTACTAATAATATATGTCGATAATTTATTATTATACGTATCTATG